CTTCAAAATTTACTTTCTATCATTGACAATCTAAACAAGCAGATCGAGCGGTACGACGAACGATTAAAACAACGTGATGAGAAAGTAGATACGATTTACCGGGAATGGAGAACCGCACAAGCAGAGGCACAAAATTGGATGCGCAAATACTACGAGCTTGAATTAGCCTTAAAGGATGCAGAACATAACCGATGTGACAGACCAGACAACGAGTGCAGCCGGAGAACTCCACCACGTAGACCAATTACAATTAATAATCAAAATAAAGAAGAAAGCAATGAATAAAATAGACTCGATTATCATTCATTGTTCGGCTACGCGTGCCGGGCAGGATTTAACCGCAAAAGACATTGATCGTATGCACCGGGCACGCGGATTTAGCCAGATTGGATATAATTATGTTATTCGAATTGATGGGGCAGTAGAAAAAGGGAGATCTTTAGCGGTTGACGGAGCGCATTGTAATACGAAGGGTTTTAGCGAATCTTCGTATAATAAACATAGTGTTGGTATTTGCTACATAGGTGGTTTGGATGCAAACGGAAAGCCCGCAGACACAAGAACGATCGCCCAAAAAGCGGCTTTGCGCGAGTTGGTTGCTAAACTCTGCAAAGAATATGAGATAATCGAGGTTCTCGGACATCGTGATACTTCGCCCGATCTGGACGGAAGCGGAGAGGTAGAGCCGAAAGAATATATTAAGGCGTGCCCCTGTTTTGATGTACGCTCCGAGTTCCCTAATTTCTTACGTAATACAGTAGTTCGACCATGAAACGGCTAGTTTATATTATCATACTGTTAATATTAGCGGTGTGTTTTACGTCTTGCCGAACCCAATATATCCCGGTTGAATCCGTTCGCACTGAATACAAGACACGTGATAGTACCCGTTATGATAGCATCTATCAACGAGATAGTATTTATACGCTCGTAAAGGGCGATACAGTCTATCAGCATAGATATAAATATCTGTATCGCTATCTAACAACGAATCGCACTGATACGATTCTTAAAAGTGATTCTATTCGTGTACCTTATCCAGTTGAAAAACAGTTAACCAGATGGCAAATCTTAAGGATGGAGCTAGGCGGATGGGCGTTCGGAATTATAATTTTGTTTATTCTGATAATAATTGGTCGAATAGTATTCAAATTAAAAAAATAATAGTATATTTGTGTACAGACGTGAATGTCTGTTGTATCATCTCTCTATAGAAAAGTTGCTAGATTTCAGATGAGAGAGACAATACGTTATTTACTCCAAAAGGAATGAGCCTCGACTAAGTGTAGTCGGGGCTTTTTTTATTTCTTGTGTGAAATATTTCTTTTTGTATTTGGATTATTCGATTTTATTTTGAATATTCGTTTTGAATACTCATATTGAGTACTCATAATTAATATTTATAAAAGTATGATTGATAATCCTATTAGTGCTGAAGATCGTAATGAATTAAAGAGTCGTCTACAGCTTAGTTATTGTAAAGTTCGAGTTACTAGAGAGAGTATAGAGAGTATTAATAAAGTTAGTATGGCGCTTGATAATAGGAGAAGAAATATTGATCCAGATATTATTATTGGTAGTGAAATATATCTTATTCTAGGAGGTGGAGTTCGATATGTTATGGATAAAAACAAATTAAATAAAAATTGGGTTGAAATGGATTGGAATGAATTACTTAAAGAAATAGATAAGTTCTTTAGTTAGTAATTATATTGAGACATATAAATAAGAAAACCCCGCAACGGCTCAAATTGCGGGGCTGGTGTCAAATAAGAATCTTAACCGAGTTTAAGCGATGTTTGATGAATCATTTCGCTTACATCCTTCAAGGCATTTAAAAATGTTTGAAGTTCATTATCAGTAAAGCGAGCCTTTTTCCCGTTTACGATGTTACCGTTAATTCTTTGATATAGCCAATTTCTTGACTTTCCGAAATATTTTTTTGCGATATAGCTAAACGAAATAGCCTCTGGCAATTCTCCGAGCTTATCCCGCAATATAGCTTCTTCCGCTCTTTCTATGAAATCATTGCAAGCGTCTACAGTCGCTTTAAGTCCAGATTCAGATGCTTTTTTATAGGCTTCTCTCTGATCCTCTGGCAGTGCATTATATTTGGCTTGCATTTCTTTTTTGAAAGCGTCCCTTTCTTCTTGTGTAGATAAGGTTTTAAATCTTTCAAAATCCGCTTTCATTTCGGGCGTTGGCAAACAAGCGTTTATATCTATCATATTGTAAAGTTTTAATCCCTCCCCGAAGGGAGGGAGGTTAATTACTCTTTTAATTTTTCCCGAATCTCATTCATCCGGTCGAGTATGTCGTTTATTAATGCTTCTCTTTCTTTTTCATTTTCGGGAACCCCGTAGGCTTCGTGGAATGAAGCGAGAAGTTTTAAATTCTCATACTCTTGTTCTAATTCCTTTCTTTCTTCATCTTTCATTGGTTAAACATTAAAATTAAGAACTCTTATTTGACTCTACAAAGATAATAAGCATTTGCTTATTATGCAAGTTTTTGGCGAATTATTTTAGTGAATTAATATAATCTATTACTTTTCTATTCGCTTTATCTATTTGCTCTAAATCGTAATCTATATAAATTCCGGTTGTTTTGCATCCGAACTCGTGTCCTAAAGCTAAAGATATAACATCTTTCGATATTCCTATTTTATGCGCTATTGTAGCCCATGTATGCCGCGCCCAATACGAGGTGATGCCGGGAAATAAAATATCTCTAATCTTTTTCCCGCCTAATCCTTTTCGTTCGAAATTTCCCAGTTTTTGCAAACCTCTATTCATTGCTGCCATATACTTTCTATAATTGTAATCGTTGGTTTCGAGCGTGTTTAGTAGAAAATTATTTCCTTTATACCTGTTTAGTATCTCCATTGCTTCCGGTTCTACTTTGATAGAGTATAGCTTTCCGGTTTTTTCTCGTTTATATTCTATGCGTCCGTCAACTATTTGTTTGAGATTAAATAAGTCTATTGCGTTTATTCCGATTAGATAAAACATAAGCATGAATATGTCTTGATACTCCTTTTGATATTCTTCTCCGCTAAAGTCTCGGAGCGTGGCGAGTTGTTCCGGTCTTAGCGAGCGTTTTCTGGTTTCCTCTTTTTCGATAGCAAACTTTCTAAACGGATATAACTCCGTTTCTTCGTTATCTATCGCATAGTTAAAGACGGCTCTAATATTCCGTAGATGGATTGATATTGAATTGGTTTTCATTCCTGTATCTTTTAGCCATTTATTAAAAGATTCCAACCATTTCTTTGTGATAGTCTCAAATGTACATGCCGGGTCGTAGGCAAGAATCTTATTCTTTGTAGCCTTATATAGTTCTATTGTATTTCCTTTCGTCTTTGTCTCTATAAACTCGTCTAGGTAGGTTACGAAAGTTTTGCAGGTTGACTCGTTTTTGATGGACTTTGAAATATAATCTTTCAAGGCTACGTCGCTCATGCTTTTTAATTTCTGATTATTATCCAACATAACGATAAGCATTTCCACGCGATTTATAAGATTGCGTATCGCTACATTTTTAGCTTTGTAGCTTTTCGCTTCTTTGCTATACTCTGTACCCGTCCACGTTCTCGGAGTAGCGCAAAAATCGGTACTTATTAATATTCGGCTTTTATGCCTAATATACAACTTGATCGGGTATGTGCCGTCTTTCTTTTCTCTACGTGTGTCTAATTGATAACAAACAGTTGCCATAATAATATTGTTTTTAGTATATATACGCAAACAACGTGTCAACGGGATAGCGCGATAATTATGCGAGATGAAAATTTGCGCAAAATTTGCACCATTTTCTTTAATAATACCCGTTTATAACGCCTAAAAACGATACTTTGATATAGATATAAGGCAATAAAAAAGCCCCTTACTTGTTTGTAAGAGGCTGATAATCAGATAGTAGTGGGTACGAGAATCGAACTCGTATTACATGCGTGAGAGGCATATGTCCTAACCGTTAGACGAACCCACCGGAGTTTGATAGATTTAAAAAGAGCCAAGTCTATAAAACTTAGCTCTTTTTATTTTGAGATTTTGCGGAAGCTGGGGGATTCGAACCCCCGGTACGGTTACCCGTACGTCAGTTTAGCAAACTGGTGGTTTCAGCCACTCACCCAAACTTCCTTGAACCCGCATTCTCTCTCAAATGCGGTGCAAATATAGGGGGAACTTTTGGACTACGCAAATCTTTTAGCAAGATTTTTTTTACCTGTTTTTTGTGAAATGAGATAACCTGCTATGTTTCAAATGTTAAACGGAAGAAATTTTTTTCGAAAGCTTTTAATTTTTATCGATGGAATGGGAACTTGAAACATATTGACGCTATCCGCTTATTATAGTGACGGTATCTTCATGGGATAGAGTAAACATCCGGATGGGATAGTGACGGTATATTTGACGTGAGAAAAGGACATAAAAAAAGGCTATCTATCCCAGACAGCCAATCTTTTGTTAACCTTAAATCTAATACTATGAAAAACACAGTACAAATATACGGATTTCTGTCGAATTTGCAAATAAAACAAGAAAAAAGAGATGTTTTATAACATTGATTAAATATTTGATTCTTCAATTCTATTTTTATTAAGACTTTCAGCGTTTTGAACACTATATTCCCAATATTTATCACATAATTTCAGATAACTGGTCTCGGCACTTTTGCCTCCTAAAGAAATGGCATACATCTTTGTTTGTTTTGCTTTTGCATGTTCTATGGACTGGGATAGCAGTTTATCGACGGGACGCATCTCAAAATCCGATACGGTGATGATGTCTGCTTCCATATATCCTTCTTCGCTGATCTTTCGCAAAGCATGTGTGATGACTGGTTCCATATCTGTGCCACCATGAAAAGATTGGCTTAGAAAATCGACAAGGCGATCGAAACTACTCCCTAAATCGGTTATTTCAATACACTCGATATCATCGGAGAAGAGGATGACGTAACATTTCCGATGTTGTACTTCTGTCAATTCGGCAATGGCAAGTAGAGTAGATTTTGCGATTCTTTCCCGTTCGCCTGCCATAGAACCGGAAGTGTCCAGGCAAACGATGAAAGGGCCTTCAGCTTCTTCGGAAACTTCATTTCCTACTGTTTTCTTATCATTGATGGTTTGTTTCTCGTGCGATTGATAATCGATGACTTGTAGTCTCTTCTCTATGAAACGCTCGAAAAATATGGGTTGCAGGTTCTTTTCCGCCAGATAACAATATTCCAGAGGGAGAAGACTATTCAAATCGTTTCCTTCACAAATGCCTGCAATATCACTTCGGGTGGCATGAGATATAATTTGTTCCCGGTGAATACCTGCGGTCATTTTGAAACGTTTCCGGCTACTTTGGTGTTTTTTGCCTAAGATTTCTACCAGTTCGCGGATAACGGGATTTCGTTTGATCGTTTCTTCGTATTCTAAAATCTGTTCCGCTATCTGTTTATGATTGCGAAGTAGCCAGACGAGGCGTGAGCCACCGCGTACCGGAAGATTTTTGGCTAATGCCAGTTGAATACGGTAGAAATCCTCACAGAGTTGCTCGATATGTTCCATCTGATAGTTGAACTCATTGTTCGAGAGTAGCGTATGCCACTTGTCGAAAAAAAGAGTCCGCAACGCTTTCCATTCTTTGGAACGCGGGCTGATTGCATTAAAACGTTGGAGGTAGTATTTTACGTTGAGGTCTACCAGGTGATATTTCATGGAGAAGGGGTATGCGCTGTTTTTCAGGAATTGAAGAAACTTTGCGTCCGATGCTTCATTCATTTCATGAAAGTATTCCCATTGCGATGCATAACGGGAGTAGAAATCTTGCAGGGAGGGTTGTGTGTGACGAAAATACAGGTGAATGTCCGCATCCAGTTCTTCGGGACGGATAATCAGATTGTGTAGTTGTTCGTCATACACATCATAGGCTATTCCCTGCAATTTTTCGTAATAAATGTCTTGCAGGTGTTTGAGCCTAATACTCTCTGTTCTCTTGTTCATGGGCATGAGCGATGATACGAAGTTCGTTCCGGTAATTCTCTATGATATGTGCAGTCTCCCCTAAGATTCGCTTAATCTTGCTTTTTTGCGATGAGCTTAAGAAAAGATGTTCCTTTGTATATGCTGTTTCCCGCTCGGAGATTGTTTTATATTCTACCTCCATTTGGTGAAGTAAATCTATCACTTCCTGCAATGTAAATTCGAACGGAGTGCTGTCGCCCTGCTGTGCTGGCAAAGGTTCGCAATTATCATAACATAGTAGTGGATACTCTTGATTGTTGACGAAAACGGATCGTTTCCCTTTTCGGAGGGAATAAATATTCTTTTGTGCGATATTTCTGTTCTTTACAAAATCATAAGCTTTCAGGATTTTGTTGACCGGACGGAATTTATCCTGCTGAATATAAAACAATCGGTTACTGTCTTTCCTCAAAGACTGGTAGTCCGAAGCAAAGATGAGTAAATTTCCGGCAATGTGGTAACCTTCTATGCGATGATAGAAGGTATCTACTACCTGGATTCCCGGATCGCTAAGTTCCCGTAGGCTGTGTTCGGACTTCATGTTTTCTTTCAGCGTATCCAGTTTCTGTTCCAGTCGTTTTTCTCCCAATAAATATGTATTGATTCCCCGTGCAATCGACTGTTCCACTATGTTTTCGATGATGGGGAGCTGTGAAACTTCATCCCACAGACAGGCACTCATCAGCAAGCAGTCGGAGAAGTGAATTCCCGGAGATTCGTTCAGATAGGCCGAGGTGCGGAGCAGACCTACTATTTTTTTCCAACGGCGGTCGGATATATAGATCGGAGGGGTGTTTTCATCCCGCCCTGTATTATATTGTTCGATTTCTCGTTTGATATTGTGAATCAGCTCGAAGATGGTATAGTGGATACCTACTTTCTCACTTTCAGCTTGTATTTGATTGTATAATTCATCGTCTACCTGGAGTTTTGCCGGGATTTCAGGTTCTACTTCCCGTGTAGAAGAAATCATCTGGTCGAAAGCATATTCCTGTTCAATGCATCCGACAAACTGGCGGATCAGGAAACGGTCGTATAGGGCTTCCAGTCCTTCACCTTTTGCGGGTAGTTCGTTGGACGCGGCAATCAGCGCTTTCAGAGGAACACGCACCGTAAATTGTCCGTTGCGATATATCTTTTCATTGATTACTGTCAAAAGAGAATTTTGGATAGCAGGACCGGCTTTCCATATTTCATCCAGGAAGACAATCGATGCTGTCGGCAAGTATCCTTTTGTAATACGTTCGTATGTATCTTCATCTTTCAATTTTGAGATGGAGACGGGGCCGAATATTTCATCCGGTGTACTGAAACGAGACATCAGATATTCAAAAGCATCCGCATCTTTAAAAGCCAGTTTGAGCCTGCGCGCCACTAAGCTCTTGGCTACTCCCGGAGGGCCCAATAGAAAGATACTTTCACCTGCCATGGCAGATAATAGGGAGAGTGCGATGGTATGTTCTTTTTCGAATACTCCCTCATTGAGGGATTTCAGCAGTTGGGTGATATGGGATTTGATTGACTTCATGCGACAGATGATTTCATGTGTTGTTAGCAGGAGGCAAAGATACAAGAATTCTTTGAAATAGACTTCATTGGGGGGATTTACCCCCTAGATTTAGGCAATTTCCTCCCGATAAGTAGGAGTTTTCAGTTTCATAAGGAAAATTCATTCTCTACTTTTGTTCTATCGAAAGATAAATGATAGATAATAATTAGAGAACCGTTAAAAATAAAGGAATATGAAAACGAACACATTTAAATACTTCGGTTTGGCTTTGATGGCTATATTGATGGTCAGTTTTACCTCTTGCGAAGTGGAAATAGACAGTTTCTATGATGATGATAATAATGGTACAGGATACTATAATCGTTCGGCTGATTTGTGTAGCCGTACCTGGGTTAGTTTCTACCGGGACATGGACGGTAACTATTGTCGTCAGGAACTGGATTTCTTTTTAGATCGTACGGGAATTGACTATATACGGGTGGAATATCCTAACGGAGCAGTAGAGCAGTATGAATATAATTTCCGTTGGAGCTGGGAGAATTATGCGCAGACTTCCATTCGTATGTCATACGGACCGAATGATGTTTCATACCTGGATGATGTGTACATCGGTGGAAACAGGCTAAGCGGTTATTTGGACGGACGAAATAATTTTGTAGAGTTTCAAGGGAAAAGATGAGACGTGAAACAAGAAGAAACGTGAAACAGGAAGAAATAAGAAAAGGTTAAGAAATTAGGAAAAGATAAAGAAATAGGTAAGCGTAAAGGAAGAAACAGGTAAAAAAGCATCGTTGGAAGGATAACAAGATGTGGGTAAAAAGAGAAAGGATAAGATTGTAAAGATAGAAATATAGCAGGTATTAGGAACAAAATAATAGGTAACGAAGTGAAAGGGTAATCAATAAGATTTCAGGATATATGATTCAGGGTATAAATAGGGCGCGAAATGAAAGCTTAAAAGTTTTG